TCACCATGAACCTGCATTGGCTGCCTTTCTGAGATAAGTTGGCGAATATCTTGCGTAGTGCTTCTCGGTGGTCCGGCTGTCGTCATGCCCCATAAGCTGGGCCAATTCGCTCATCGGAATGCCGTCCTCGGCGCGCCAGACAGCGCCGGTATGGCGGAGCGTGTACGGCGTTGCGTGAACAGCGCTCCTTTGGGATGCTGCAAGGAAGGCTTTCTTGATGTTCTGGATGCCCTTGCCGCCCCGCTCGATCACATATTCGCTCTGCCGTGCCTCATAGGCTTCCTTGAGCGGCTGCTTGGCGTAGTCGGCGATGGGAACGGTCGGGCGGCGCTTGGCGGTCTGCACCCGGCCAGCCCGGTTGAGGTTGATAAGGCCGCGCTCAAAATCCACCCGATCCCACGTCAGTTGCAGGATCGCGGTTGGGCGCGCGCACGTCGCCAGCGCCAGCACCATGTAGAGCTGGGCGTGTGGGGCCTTCACTTCGGAAAGGAACTTCCTGAACTGCTCCTTGGTCAGATGCCGCTCGATTCGGTCTGGCGCGTCCGGCCTCCAGATGGAAGGCGCTTCCTTTATCAGCTTCGCGTCCTTGCCCCAGCGCAGCGCAACCGAAAGCTGCGACAACTCATAGCGAATCGTCGCCTGTCCGGCATTCCGCTGGGCCGCGTAGCCCTTGCACATGGCCTCATCGATCAGGGCCGGGTTCACATCATCCCAATAGTGCCGCATCGCCTTCCAGGCGTCCTTGCGGCGGCTTATGCTGGCGATCTCCGCCTTTTCCCTGTCGTCGAGATATGCGAGCATCACCCGGCCCACGGTCCACGATGTATGATCGCCGAGCCGCCAGCGCTGGCGCGCTTCTGCTTCCGCTGCAACCCGACTGGCGGCCGCAAGGGCATGGCGGTGGCGCTTGCCTCCTTCGTCCTTCCAGACGATAGCCCATCCGTCTCTGAATCGCTGGACTGTGAATGGGTCGGACATTCTATTCTCTCCACCTCGGATGCCGGGATGCGGATTAATGTCCCGATCCGGAAGGTTTGCAACTCGCCGGAGCGAATGCGGGCGCGGATCGCCCCTTCGGAGCATTCCCATCGGGCCGCAAGCGTGGCGACGGTGTAGGGCCTCTCATGCATTGCCATCTTTCTCCCCCGCCGCTTCAAAAGTCGTCGGCGCTGCGGCAACGGCGGTTCCTGATCGACACCCCGGGCACACGCGATTGCCGCCCCGACAGTCCCATCCCTGCGCGTTCAACCCGCCGTCGAGCAGTTTGGCTTGCTCATATTCAAACGAGCGCGCGCAGGTCGTGCAGGTGACGGGGATGGGTTCACCCACCGATCGCCCCCATCGTGAACATGACGATGATCGACAGCGACGCGCCGAACATTGCCCAGCGCAGCTTGAGGCCAAAGCCCGGTTTCGGCTCCGGATGTAGCGGCGGGCTGTTCAGATAGTCGAGCGACGGCCCGGCATGTCGAACGCCGGGGAACTTGACGATGGTGCTCATATTTCCTCTCCGGCCGCTTCCCGGCGATCATATTCGGCCTGGTTCATCGCCAGTTCTTTCGAGAACGTCGCCCTATCCTCATCCGTGGTGCTGCGAATGCGCTTGATCTCGAACACGCCGCCCGCAAGAGGGGTGCCCTGCGGGACGATGAACGTCATGGTTGACGCCGGAAAATCGGCTGCTTCGGCTATGGCTAGGAACGACTTGCTCACCTCTTCATCTCCTTCAACTTGCAGACCTGACACAGCCACCCGTCCCGATATTCCCAGCCCTCGGTATGCGGGGCTTCTGTGTAGGATTCGTCCAGGCATCGCTTGCAGTGCTGCGTCTGTAGATCGCGGGTGGTCACCGCAGGGTCCGCCGCACCAGCGTTGCCGCCATCCATCCCGCCACGAACATATTGCCCATGGCTAGGTAGGCACTGCCGCCGATCGCGAGCCCCAACATGCCGCACACGACGTTGGCCACCAGAAAGAAGACCTCGATCACCGCCATCACAGCATCTCCCCCCTCAACAGCTTCCGCCGCTGATCCGTCGCCGCGTCGATCATCGCGCGGATGTGCGCGGGCTGGGCCTTGTAGACGTCGGCGTTGGCCTTGGCGTTCTCCACCTCGAACAGCAGTTCCTCGGTGTCGCAGCCGTTGATCTCGCCGATCAGTGCCAGCGCGGCTTCAGGGATCTCCACTGACGCCGCCCCGGGCTCGGCATCATCAGGGATGGGTGCAGCAGATTGCCCGGCGTCTTCCTTAACCGCCGGTTCCGGGGACTGCACAGCCGCCGGGGTCGTGGCGGGCTGTTCGTCAAAGGGATTGTCGGCAGGCTTGAACAGCGCCTCGACCTGCGCGGATAGATCCGGGCGGTTGGCTGCCAGCCATGCGCGTTGCTGAACCACGCCACCTTCGGCCGCGATTGCCGTACGATCGGCTCGAGGTGCGCTCAGGCGCGCGACAAGAGCCTTCACGCCCTCAGCAACGCGATCGACCTTCGCGGTCTGTGGCGGCTCCTGAGCGGCCAGCGGCTTGACCGTATAGGGTGCGCGCTTGCCCTTGGTCGCGGTGAGCGCCATCACCATGTCGCGCTCGATATGTGACAGGTGCGAAACCCGGATGCCGCCGACCTCCATGCCGCCCCATTTAACCTTGGGGTCGCGGTAGAGCGTGACGCTGCGGCCGACATAAGCCTTTGCGTCCGGCCCCCATGCCGACACCAGAACGCGGCTCATGGACTTGCACGGCCTCCACGGCTTACCCTCGTCGTTCTCGAAATAGATCGAGACGGGCTGTTCAGTGCCGGGCCGAATATCCACTTCGGTGATGCGAATGGTGCGCGGGCCGGAAATCAGATCGTCGGCATTGATCTGGTCCGACTTCGGCACGATTACTGCGCTCATGTCGTTCATACGTACATCTCCTGCTCGACGCGGCGCTTGGTCTGCACGAGCTTTCGGGCAGATATCGCCGCATGATATTCGTCCATCCGCTTCAACAGCCGGGCTTCGAACTCGCCCGCCGCGTTGACGATGGCGTCCTGAACGATCGGGTCTGGAAACACGCGGATGACCGCCATCGGCAGCCCGCCGCTGTAGCTGATGAAGTCGATCCATCGCCGCTCCGACACCAGCAAGCCGGTTTGAAGCTGGATCGCGAAGTCAGCCGGAACCGTCTCGTTCGACAGGTTCTCGATGACCGTCTGCACCTGATATTTCTGCCGGCGCGACTTGGCTTCGATCGCCCCGTCGTCGCCCACCAGCCCGTCCGGTGAATAGCCGATCGTGAAGCCCCAACGGTCGTTGGTGATGAAGCCCATTTCCTGCACGAGCGCATAGTTCTTCGCGTACAGCGCGCGCGCCTCGATCTCGTCGTCCTGCCCGCGCAGCATGTCGTCGCTCACATAATGCGGCTCGACATAGCCGGTGATGCGCTGGGCAAGCAGCTCGTACAGATGCGCGCGCTCCTTATCGTTGCTGGCGATCTTGAGCGTCGGCGTGACGATCAGCTTCATTTCGCTGGCAGTCAGAAGGCCGCAGCGGATTTGCAGCCATTCGTCGCTGCCCTGGATCATCAACGGATAATGGGTGATGCCCATGTTAGAACCCTTCCAAATTAATCACTGAAAAGAGGGTCGTGCATCGACCTGTCCGGGTGGGAGCAAAGGGGATTCCGCCCGACCAATTTCCACGGCCCTCATTTCAGTGATCCTCCCGCATCCCGGCCCTCGAACCGGGACGCTGTTGATAAAGCCGTCGCGCCTACAGGGATGGCGCGCGAGGACGGCGCGGGGACTATTCTCGTGGCTCGAAATACTTGGCGTCTTCGCCGCACCCGGATCGGCGCTTTGAAGAGCACGTGTCGTAATCAACGGCTATCTCGCCACTCACCAGATTGGTTTCCTTAAAGACGAGCGACGGATGGAAGCACCTTGCGAAACGCCAACTGTCCTTGGTCGTCCTGCGCAGAAATGGCGTGTTATAAAAGCGATCCGGCGCGGCGTGCTTACAGTCCTTGCAGAACTTCATTTGAACAACTCCGCCACCGTGTAGACAATCTTGATCCACGCCAGCAGTCCGCCGAACATGGCTATCATCATCACAACGAGGACCAAGGGATCATCCGGACCATCACACAGAGCATCCCTGCACTTGCGGAAGGCGTTCTCTTGCTTGCGGTAGATCATTTCCGATCCTCCGATGCTTGGGCGCATTCCTGCGGAACCGTGCACTTGTCGCAAATGCCGCAGTTGTAATCGTGGAAGCCGCAGTAATAGCAGCGCGCCCCGTCCATCTCGTCTTCGCCGCATTCGGGGCACCGGCCATCATCGCGTTCGTTAATCATGACCCGCATCCAAGTTCTCGATCTGAGCAAGTAGAGGATTGCCGAACGGCCGTTCCCCGCGTTCTTCCAACACGGACCAGAGCAGATCGTAAGCCTGCCCAAGCCTGCCGTCCTTCCACCCGCCATCCCCTTCGTAAGAGGAGCGGGAATAGGGGGGAGTTATTGCGTTCATTTCTTCCTCGCGAATGGTGAGAGGATCAGGCCACCGACGATGAAGATGAACATCGCCAGCATCTTGAAGGGGAAGAGGGCGCGTTTCATCCCGCGACCTTTCCGCGCCCGATCACCTGAATATCGGCAATCTTGATCGCGCAGGCTTTGCGGATCGCGTCTTCGACTTCGATGCCTTCGACCAGCACGTCCGGGTCATAGGTGTCTTCGTCGTCGAGAACCTGAAAGCGATAGTCCGAAAGCTGATCCTTGACCGTCGCCAGAGCATCGCGCGCCATGATCTTTTCCATGGCGCAGGTGACGCGATCTCCCTCCGCGATCAGCGAGAGTTGGTAGCACGCCTCCAAGAGCACCTTGGCGACCGGGTATTGATCCCATGCCACGGTCTTGATCGTGGTCTCGTGATCGTCCGGCCTGCGAAGGTGCGGCGGTGTTGCGAGGTTCCATGCCATTGTGCTTGTCTTCCCATCCTGTCCGCGTCTTCGGCCCGGAGGCGATCTGCGGTGATGGGGAGGATAAAATCACATTAGGATGTGATATGCAAGTGAGAAATCACATTATGATGTGGTTTTGATGTGCGACGCCCGATTCGCGCAAAAAGAAACCCGCCACATGGGCGGGTCAGTCGGTCGCAATGGGAGGGGGGGAACGTTTAAGCTGCTTCGCGCTGCCTGGTTGCGCGCTTCTGCGACGACCCGCCGTCATCCGGCGAGATCACAACGACAATCGCCGTTCCGTCTGACTGGAGCTGCGCATGAACCTCCGCGCCGTCGCGCTCAAAAACCCTGCGAATTCCTTCAACGGCCTTGGGTGAGACCTTCGTGAAGAATTTCTTTGTCATATCGACAATCCTTCAATCTCTCTAAAAGCTCGCGCACGCAGCGTAGCATACTCGGGCCTGGTTACGAAATCTTCCAATTTCAACGATCCAGTGGTCGCTTGGTTCAGCCACTTCATCACCTTGTGATAGCCATCGTTCTGGCCGACGAACTCGAAAATGGCCTCGATCCGCCTCACGTCATCCCCGTCGAAAGCAAATGTCGATTCGTCTACCTCGTCGGGATCAAGCACCCACACAGGTGAATTTGGAGTGAACTCGAACGTCCCGATTTTGATATGATCCGTTTGGAGCCGGTTTGCAATTGTGCCGAGAAACACCCGCAAATAGCGCCTGAAGCGATAGACAAGGAACACCGCCACCACTGGCCATGCAAGATGCCCCACGATATCAGCCCAGGCTTCGGATGGACCGGGGATCGCCCGCAGAAAAGAGCCGATCCATCGTGCCACAAGGGGCGCGCCAGGCTCTGCCATTACTCATCCCCCTGATACTTTTACCCACGCCGCCGCGTCCAGATAGACCCGATCCGGCACATGCTCATCCTGCGCGCCGAGGCCCTGCCTGATCGCATCCTCGCGCGCTTCCTCGATCGTCTCGCGCCACGGCCCGGCCGGACGGCGGAACAGCATCAGGCGGTAGCGGGTCGGGCTACGCTTCGACCCCGGCATGCGCGAGCATATCGGTTGTCAGCCGGTGACGAAGATCGTCCCGCTTCTGCCGTATCATGTCGGTGAGCCTAAACCCGTCGACGATCCACCAGATGAAGCCAATCAGAAGGAAATAGCTGAGGATCTGCAGAACGGCACTACCGCCCCGGCCCAGGTAAAAACGGTGGCCACTTAGAAACCACGTAAAGAGCCAAAGCAGGAATGCGACGGCGGTACTCGGACCGTCATTTGCCACCCGCTGCTCTATCAGTGAAAGTTGCGCGGTCGATAGCGCCATATTCTTCCCCCTGCTACGCCCGCCCATCAAAAGGCATTACCAACTCACCAGGCGGTCGATTCGAGGCTATATTCCAACCCCATCCCGTCGATGGAATGAATTGTGAACACAAGGCCTTTGACCGCAAATTTCTGCGGGAACGTTTTGCCTAAAGGCACGCTCAGATCTTCGCTGAACGCTGGTCTGGCAATGTCATCCGAGAACTCGCGGTAGCTCAAGCGAAGCGCATCACCTGCGAAGCCCTGGTACAGAATTGCTCGCGAAAAGCCTGACGCCACGGCCGGAACCCGAATATCGCTCGATGTTGCATAAGCAGCCGGGGCCGCTAACGGATGAGCGGGAGCTAGAGAATTTCGGCCAGCTCGATCGAATCGGCCATCACCATCGTCATCAATAAGGCAGGTGGGCCACCTCAGTTCATTCAATCTTACGGTGCACGCCTTGAATGCCTTTTTCGTGCCAATCTGAAATAGCGGCTCACCCGTCCGAAGGGGCATTTTCGCGCTAACTTTTTCCGGCATTGCCACGGGTTCCAGCAGCTTTGCGCCGGTGGCAATGCGCTCTTTGATGTCTCTTACGAGCGGCTCACCAACGGATATCTGCACGACATGCGCCGGGCCAGGGTCCAGATATGACGTCGCCCGGATATTAAGCGCGTCAGACCAGTCGTCCAGCGCCTGCCCCCACGCGGGAACCGACATCCACGATAAGATGGGTGCCAGCATCGCAAATGCCGCGCCTCGTTGAAGCAGAAGCGTCCATTTTCTTCCCGTCCGCAATTGTCCCCCCTTTTTCACAATGTTCCCTGGCTCGCGAATTGCTGATCTTCAAAACACCCTTGGCCTGTAAGAGCCGATCACAATACCCTTGACCTCAATCCACTTCACATATTCCGCGGGCTCGTCGACGTTGACAGGTGCCTGATGTTCCGGCTCCGTTGATCGCGGCCACAGCCATGCCTTGCCGTCGGATACTCGATATTCCTTAATCGTTGCTTCAATCGTGTCATCGCGCGCGTGGGCATAGACGATCACGTGGTCGCCGTCTTTCGGCGTGCGGAAATCGAGCATGTCCACCCAGATCGCAATTGAGCCCTCCGGATAGTCGAGGTTCATCGACTTTCCGCGCACCTCCAAGGCCTTCGCTCGTCTTTGAAATCTGGGCGGGATCGGCACGTCCACCGGATACCATTGCGATTCATCCCACTCATCCGCCACCTGCCAGCACCCCGCCTCAACAAACCCCGACACCATCACGGCGGTCGGCGCGCTGATGTCGGGATGTTCCCCCGTAAGCATCCAGACGGGCACGTCGGCTACGCGGGCCAGCTTCGCATATGTCGCCGCGTCCAGCCCCTCCGAGTGCCCATTCAGGAAATTGTATATGGAGTTGGCCGACACGCCCGCAGGCTTCGCCCACCGCGACGCCTTTAGCCCGCGCTCCTTCATAAAGGCGCGCAACCGTTCCCGCTTTTCGGCAACCTTGTCCATTCCCAACCGGATAGCACCAGATAATCCCATCTTGATGTGATTGATGGCTTGAAAATCACATTCAGATGTGTTTTTCTCCCGGTCATGGTATCCGAGACAATTCATGCCGTCCGGGCGCTCCTTCGGGAGCCCGGCGTGACAAGGGCAGGGCTCGCCATCGCGGCTGGCCTGCACCCGAACACGCTCAGAGATGTCGAGGCGGAAGGCTGGAACCCGACCGCGTCCACTTTGCTTGCGCTGGAATCGTACATGGAGGCCCGACGCCCTCGCCAACAGGCCTCGGCGGCGTGATGGCGGAGATCGTATCTCTTTCCGTGCGTCTCGCGCCAGTCGCCATCGGCTTCGACGTGGTCGCGAATGGAACGACCGTCCGCGTGTTCGAGATCATGGACATAGACTTGATCCCCGCCTCCAATCGGACGATCCGCCTGGAGACCGGCCGCCGATATGAATATTCGGCTGACGGCGAGGACATCGAGCATCTCGCCATCGCCGCTCTGGCCTGCGTGATGGACGACCTATCCGCGCCGCGGGTGAACGATAATGGCGTTCCGCTCCCGAAACTCCTTGGTCCTGAACTTACGTTTGAGGGCGACACGCTGCTCCTCAGGGAAGTGCGAGACCGCCTTGCAGCGCGGGCAGATGAACTCACCACCAACATCGAGCCGCCCCAGCGATATCTCGACCTTGTGGCCGCAGTCCAGAATGAGGTTGAAGACAAGACTTGCGTGGTCGTCCGACATGGGTGGCCCGTCCTTTCAGTTGGTGATCGCACCCCAACTGTAGCCGAAGCCGGAGCCGTAACAAGCTCCGGCGGAGGTTCAGCATGATCGCCGCTCTTCTCGCGCAGCCGTGCGTGATTTCCGAGACCGACGGCCTCTACGTCGTCGAGCCGCTTCGTTTCGTGCCGATCCGCCAGATCGCGGTCGGAGATGATGAACCTCCATTCCATGAGGAAACCAATAATGCCGCAGCCGAATAACGTATTGGCTCCGAGACAGCCGAGGCCGACAAACAATTCCTACCGGGCAGGGGTCGCCGAAATGATCCGCCGGGTGCAGTTCGAGCACCGGTTGACCGACGAGGATCTTGCCGACCGGGTAGGAGTTTCGCCCGGCACGATCAAAAACGCCCGCGGGCTCAAGGGCAATCTCGACACGGTCACATTGCTCAGTTTCGAGCACGAATTCGGCCCGGGAACCATCGATCCAGCCATCGCGCCATCCGGTTCCCGCGCCGTGCCTCAACACGCCACTTGCAACACCGACGGCTGCGACCTGCTACCGGTGCTTTCCGCCGCCCATGCAATCGCGGAGGCCAAGGAAGGCGACAGCGATGGCGGGTCCGACCTGACGCATCAGGAACTGGTGGAGATCGCCCCGGTCCTGCGCAGGGCGCGCGCAAAGCTCGACAACCTTATCGCTCGTGCCGACCGCCATCTGAGGCGCGTGGCCTGACCCATGTCCGGGGGGAATAATCCAGCATCACCGGGCTCCATCCAGCTCCGCGCCTATCTCGCCGCGCGTCGGAGCGGGCAATCGACCGAGGCCGCCGCATCGATCGCCGGGTTCAACGCCGAAGAGGCGCGCCTGACCGACGCAGCGGAAGCGCGTGGCGAGCTTGAGCATATCGATACGTCCGCGCCGACGGCCGGGCACAATTCCGGGGAAATGCCGATGAACGTGGCCGCCGATCAGCTTCGCCAATATGTCGAACGCGCCGAGCGCCTGATCGAGGAGCGCAAGGGCCTCAACGATGACCTGAAAGACGTGTTCGCCGAGGCCAAGAGCCAGGGCTTCGACGTTCCGACCATCAAATGGGTGATCCGTGAGCGGGCTGTCGAGCGCCAGAAGCGCGAGGAGCAGAACGCATTGCGCGAAACCTACGCCGTCCAACTCGGACTGGCGTTCTGATGCCGAGGCGGGGGGAATATAGCTGGACGCAGCACGAGGACACGCTGCGGCGGATGATCGGCGACAGCAGACCCCATGCCGAAATCGCCGACGCAATCGGAATGTCGATCGGCACGGTCAAATCAGCGTGTCGCATCCTCGGCATCAGGCAAGACCCCATCATCCTGAAAAGGAACCAGGCCGAGCGTGCCCGCGCGATCATGGCTGACCCGGAACTCCGCGCCCGTCATCGCGCTGCCGTCAACCGCAAGCTAGAAGATCCCGCCTACCGCGCGATGCTGGTCGACCGCATCACCAGGGCGCGGGCGAAGCGTGATCCGCAGAAAATCCGCGAACGCGCCCGTGCGCTCGGCACAAGGCCGTGGACGGACGAGCAGTGGCAAAACTATCTCGCCTCTCGTCCGGAAGCCGGGCGTAAGCGCACGGCGACCGTGCTCGACTGGTGTCCACCACATCTGGTCAACGAATATCGCCACTTGGTGCGGGTGAAGCGAGTTCCGTCAGCGGAGGCGCGTCGGATCATCGAGGATCAGGCCGCCAGCGAGACGCCGGAAAAGCTGCTCAACCGCATGTTCGCCGCGGCCGAAGCGCCAGCGCGTCCCGAACGCAGGCAGAGTTTCAGCCGCGTCTACACGCAGACATTGGGAGGCGTGGCGGCATGAGCATGATCCGCGCCAACACATACAAGCCGCCCGCCGTAGACAGCGCGCAGGCCGTCGCCAATGCACAGCGGCTTCTCTCAAGCGCGGTGCACCTGCGCAACATCACAGCCGTATCACTGGCGAAGCAATATCGGCTGTCGCTCAAGCGCGCCGAATACATGCTTCAGGTCGAGCAAGGGAGACGCCAGCGTGCGCAGTCCCCTGGATGATCTGCTCGCCATCGCGGAGGATGGCGACGAGCCATGGTTCATCGAGCCGAAGGACAGACTAACCTCGTCCGAAATCCAGCGGCAACAGTCGTTCATCGCGCAGATGGCGCGCATAGCGCCCGCTGTAGATATCGTCGCCATTCCGAATGCCGGACGTGCATCGGACTGGGAGCGCATCCAGCGTTGGCGCGAGGGCGCGCGAGCCGGCGCGCTCGATCTCGTCATCACATGGGCCGCCCATCACGACAGCGACCGGGGTGTTTTCTTCGCGGAGTTCAAGGACGGGCAGAAAATGCCGTCCACGCAACAGCGCGAGCGCCTGAACCGGCTTTACCGCATGGGGCACAAATGCGGCGTCTACCGCACCCCGGAAACGCTGATGAAGCACCTGATGCACGCCGGCGCGCCTTTCGTCGGGAGGATCGCCGCATGACCGAGGATCAGCTTGGGCTTGTTGTGCCGTTCGCGGCCGACCCGGCGCAACTGAAGTTCCGGAAGCGGATGATGATTGCGCAAAACCTTGCGCAGCAGGCGCTTGGCAATAACGAACCCGGCCGCCCGGAATGGCGCAAGCATGTGGCCTGGGCCATCAGCGACATGGTCAGCACCTATCTCTATCGCGACCTGCTCGGTGACGATCTGCAAAAGATCAGCGATGCCCTGATGACGATGCTTCAGGCGCTTACGGCGATCGAGGAGGTCGAGAGCCTTCCGGAGCGCACCAGTGCTGAAATTATAACCGGACGACCGGAGAGGCCATGCGCGTGACGGCATCAGATGACGAGGCTGCATGGCTGGAGGCCGAGGCGAAGACCCAAGCCGAACGGGTTCCGGCCGCCTTTGATGATCCAGATGAGGACATGAACAATGTCGTCGAGCTGCCAAACGCGCACGCGATGGAGCCGTCAGAGGATTCGGTGGCGCTCGCCTTCACTCGTGAATTCGGCAGCACAATGCGTTTCGACCATCATGCCGGTGCGTGGTTCCAGTGGGCCGAAACTCACTGGATGAAACTCGATACTCCCGTAGCGTTTCACTATGCGCGAGTTCTCGGGCGAAGGCTCGGCTCCGGCAGAAAGGCTATGTGCAAATCCAGTGTCGCGGCGGGCGCTGAGCGCTTTGCTCGCGCCGACCCGGTTCACTCCGTCACATCGGAGATCTGGGACAGCGATCCGTGGCTGCTTGGCACGCCCGGCGGAACGCTTAACCTAAAAACAGGCAGGATGCATAAGCCGCGTCCAGGTGAATACATTACCAAACGAACCAGTTGCCAGCCGTCGAGCGAGAGGCCCGAGCGCTGGCTTCAGTTCCTCCAAGATGCCACTCGCAACGATCCGGCCATGATGACCTACCTCCAGCGCGTGGCCGGGTACTGCCTCACGGGCATGACCACCGAGCACTCACTGTTCTTTATTTATGGTCCGGGCGGGAACGGGAAATCCGTCTTCCTCAATACCTTGGTTCACATACTTGGAGACTACGCTCAAAATGCACCCATGGACACGTTTACGTCCAGCAAGTTCAGCAGCCACCCAACCGAACTGGCCATGCTCAAGGGCGCGCGGCTGGTTACTGCGTCAGAGACCGAAGAGGGCCGCGCGTGGGCCGAGGCGAGGATCAAAGCCTTGACCGGTGGCGATCCCATCACGGCGCGCTTCATGCGCGAGAATTTCTTTACCTACCAGCCCCATTTCAAGCTTCTGTTTGCGGGAAACCATCAACCGAAGCTGAACAACGTCGATGCCGCCATGCGGCGGCGCTTCAACATGCTGCCTTTCATCCACAAGCCGGATGCACCCGATCACATGCTCGAGGAAAAACTGCGCGAGGAAGCCCCGCGCATCCTCGGATGGGCGCTCAAGGGGTGCACGGAATGGCAGGCCGAGGGCCTCGCCAGACCCGCCGAAGTTGTGGTGGCGACCGATACTTATTTCGAGAAGCAAGACCTGATCAGCCAGTGGTTGGAGGACAACTGCCGGGTCGAAAAAGGCAATCACAGTCTGTTCACCAGCAGCGCAAATCTGTTCAACGACTGGTCCAGATACGCCATCGCAGCGGGTGAAAGGCCTGGGGCGAAAAATAGTCTCCTCGAAAATCTCGGACGCCTTGGTCTGGTCCAGCATCGCCTTCCGCCGAGCCTTGGAAAGCACCGAGGATTCAAAGGAATTGAACTACTTAGCCCGAAATCTGGAGATTTCTACAATGATTGATCTGGACCACAGGACCACAGTGGACCGCAGTTTTTCCTATAAGCCTTACGCGTGCGCGCATGAGGACATATCAGAAATGTCTGGTCCGGTCTGGTCCTGTGGTCCAAGCAAGGGAGGGAGGAAGTCCAAGCATGGAACATCGACTGGACTATTCGGAAATAGACGAATTGGACGAAATCAGCGGGGACGAGCAGCTCGTTCTGGTTTGGTGCGAAACGCACCGGCAATTCGAGTGGCACTGGGTGGACCGCAGCTTGATCTCGTAAAGCGTACCCGTTCCCCCGTCGCCTTTTGGGAGTGCTCGGGAAAGACTCCGCACCTGTCCCGCCGCGATGCGGAAAAGCACATCGCCAGCATCATGCGCCGCGACAAGTTCAAGCCGGGATGCCGCGCCTACCACTGCCGGGTCTGCGGCAACTGGCACATCGGAGGGGGTGAGTGATGGCCCTCACGCCGAAGCAGGAAGCGTTCTGCCTCGCATACGTCGAGACCGGCAACGCCAGTGAGGCATATCGGCGGGCCTATGACGCGTCGAAGAGCAAACCTTCGACGATCAACGTCAGGGCTTCGGAGTTGCTGGCAGACAGTAAGATCGCGGGAAGGGTCGATGAGCTTCGGGCCGCACAGGTCGAGCGCCTTGGCATCACCGTCGACGACCTCATCGCCGAACTCGACGAAGCCCGCCTTGCCGCTCTCGGCGCGCCCAAACCGCAATCAGCCGCCGCGGTGTCGGCAACTCTCGGCAAGGCCAAGCTGCTCGGCCTCATCACCGACAAGATCGACCAGAAGGTCACCGAAAAGCGCACCGTCGTGCTCAACTTCGGGGTGCAGCCGGAATGATGATGCTCACCCGCCCGCAACATGAGTTCGTGACCGCGCCGGAGCAGTTCCCGGCGCTGGTGGCGGGCTTCGGCGCGGGCAAATCGCATGCTGCCATCTGGCGGACGCTCAGGCTCAAGTTCGGCCACCCAGGGCAGTCCGTCGCCTATTACCTGCCGACCTACGATCTTGTCGCCCGCATGGCGATGCCGCGCTTCGAGGAGGTGCTGACGGAGATCGCCGTGCCGTTCAAGATCAACAAGAACGACAGCCTGATCGACATCGAGGACAATGGCTCGATCATCCTTCGCACGATGGACAATCCGGCGCGGATCGTCGCCTATGAGGTTGCCGACAGCATACTCGACGAGCTGGACACGCTGGCGACCGACAAGGCGCGCGAGGTGTGGAACAAGGCCATTGCGCGGAACCGCCAGAAGAAGCCGGACGGATCGCTCAACACCGTCGGCGTCGCAACCACACCCGAAGGCTTCCGGTTCGTCTACGAGCGCTGGAAGAAGAACCCGGCGGCGAGTTATCGGCTGATCAAGGCGACCACGATGTCGAACGCCGCCAACCTGCCCGACGGATACATTCAGAGCCTTCGCGACAGCTATCCCACCAACCTGCTCGCGGCCTACCTCGAAGGCGAGTTCGTCAACCTAACGGCGGGCAGCGTCTATCCCGAGTTCGACCGGGAACTGAACGCGAGCCGCGAGACGATCCAGGTCAGCGAGCCGCTGCACATCGGGCAGGATTTCAACGTCGGAAACATGGCAAGCGCGGTATTCGTGCTGCGCGACGGCGATCCGCACGCAGTCGACGAACTGACCGGCATCCTCGACACGCCGGCGCTGATCGCGACGATCAAGTCCCGCTATGCCGGGCATGTGATCTACGTCTATCCGGACGCGAGCGGGAACAGCCGCCGGTCGAACAATGCGAGCGAGAGCGACATCGCCCTGCTGCGCGCCGCCCGGTTCAACGTCATGGTCGCGTCGAGCAATCCGGCGGTCAAGGATCGCGTGCTTGCAGTCAACCAGATGATCCACAGCGCAGGCAAGCGTCGCCTCAAGGTGAATGTCGACAAATGCCCGTCGCTGGTCGAGTCACTGGAAAAGCAGGCTTACGACAAGAACGGCGAGCCGGACAAAAGCAGCGGGTTGGACCACATGAACGACGCCGCAGGATATTTTCTTTTCTACCGCTATCCAGTCATCGGCCGCGACATGCGCCGCATTTCCATCGGGGGGATTTAACATGGCCGTCAACTCAACTCATCGTGATTACGACAAATACTCGCCGAAGTGGAAGCGTTGCCGCGATACAGTCGCCGGGCAGGACGCGGTTCACGCTGCCGGAGAAGCGTATCTGCCCAAGCTGAAGGACGAGGAGCAGAAGGACTACGACGCGCGCCGCAAGCGCTCGGATTTCTTCAACGGGTCATGGCGAACGATCGACGGGCTAAACGGCATGGCCTTCCGTAAGCCGCCGACAGTCGAGGTGCCGGCCGGGATCGAGGCCTATCTTCTCGACGTGAACATGGCGGGCGTCTCGCTCGATGCGCTTGCGTCCACCGTGGTCGAGGACGTGCTTGAGGTTGGCCGCATCGGGCTGCTGGTCGATCATCCGCCGATGCCGGAAGGCGTGAGCGCGTTGACGGTCGACGCCGCCCAGCGCCTCGGCCTGCGCCCGGCGATCCACATCTACGCGACCGAGAGCATCATCAACTGGAAGTTCCAGCGCATCAACAACGCATGGATGCTCGCAATGGTGGTGCTGAAGGAGAGTGAGGCGGTCGCCGAGGATGAGTTCAAGGAAAAGCTGGAGGATCGCTATCGCGTGCTCGACCTGGTGTCCAATGCTCAGGGCCAGACCACCTATCGCCAGCGGATGTTCAAGCGCGAGGACGAGAAGGATATCCAGATCGGCAGCGACATCTTCCCGTTGATGAACGGCAAGACGCTCGACTTCATTCCCTTCGTGATCGTCGGCCCGAACGGCAAGGGCGACAATATCGACGAGCCGCCGCTGATCGACCTGATCGACGCGAACCTCGCGCTCTACCAGATCAACAGCGATTACCGGCACGGGCTGCACTTCACCGGCCTGCCGACGCCGGTTGTCGCTGGCTATCATCCCGACCCCGAGAACCCGCAGAGCCTCTACATCGGATCGACTTCGGCATGGGTGTTCTCGGACCCGCAGGCCAAGGCGAGCTATCTGGAGTTCACCGGGCAGGGTCTCACCGAACTGCGCGAGGCGAGCCGGGAAAAGAAACAGGAGATGGCACTCCTCGGCGCGCGCATGATCGCCGATGAAACCAAGCAGATCGAGACGCTCGGCGCGACGCAGATCAAGCGGGCGGGCGAGAACAGCATCCTCGCCCGCATCGTCACTTCGGTTTCGGATGGGCTGGAATGGGCGCTCGGCGTGTTCGCGCAATGGGCAGGCCACAGCGGCAAGATCACCTATCAGATCAACCGCGATTTCAACCCGATGATGCTCGACGCGCAGACGCTGACGGCGCTTGTGGGCGCGGTGCAGGCCGGGCAGTTGTCGAAGCAGTCCATGTTCGATCTGCTCCAGCGCGGCGATGTGGTTGCGGCCGACCTGACATTCGACGAGGAGCAGGAGCGCATCGGTTCGGACGGGCCTGCGATGCCCGCACGTCCTGCGCCTGCGGTGGCTGCGTGAGCGACATCGAACTTCAGGACGCCATTCTTCGTCACGCGCTGATGCTGCAGAACGTGTCTGCGCTCGGCGCGCGCGAGGTCGAAAGCATCCTGCGCGAACTGGAGGACGAACTGCGCGCCCTGCTCGACAGTCGCGCGCTTTCCGCCGCCAGCAAGCGCCAGATCGCCGACCTGATCCGGCAGGCGGAAGCAGCGATCGGTCCTGCCTATGGGGTGGCCGCGCAGGCAGTCGACACGCAGGCGCTCGCCTTGGTGATCGCGGAGAAGACGGTCGAGGCGCTGGACGGATATTTCCCGGTCGCCGCGGCAAAACCGACAGCGGAAACGCTGGCGTCGCTGACGAAGGACGTGCTGATCGACGGCGCTCCATCGTCGGCATGGTGGGCGCGCCAGGCCGAGGACACCGCATGGAAGTTCGCCGCACAGGTCCGGCAGGGCGTCGTCAACGGCGAGGCGCAGGAGCGGATCGTGCAGCGCATCGTCGGCAAGCGCGGCGAGCCGGGCATCATGGAAATCGCCCGTCGCAACGCCCGAACGCTGGTGCATTCCTCCGTGATGAGCGCGGCCAACGAGGCGCGTCTTGCCACCTTCCGGCGCAATCACCGGCTCGTGAAGGGTGTCCGATGGCTGGCGACGCTCGATAGCAACACGTGCCGCACCTGCGCCGCGCTGGACGGGCAACAATGGGATCTGGAGGGCAAGAAGCTCAAGGGGGCGACAATCGCATTCCAGCTTCCACCCGCGCACTGGTCCTGTCGCTGCGTGGCATCGCCGATCCCGAAGACCTTCCGCGACATGGGCCTCGACATCGACGAACCGACCGACACCGGCCAGCGCGCGTCGTCGTCCGGGCCTGTCGCGGGCAGCATCACCTTCGACGAGTTCCTGTCCCGCCAACCGTCCGCATTCGTCGACAAGGCGCTTGGGCGGCGGCGCGCGGAGATGTTCCGGGCGGGGAAAATCACTCTGAGCGACCTGGTTAGCGGGACCGGGCGAGAACTGACACTGGACGAACTGCAATCGGCTTAAACGGAGGAAACTATGGCAGACGAACTCAATATGAACGATCCGAAGGTGAAGGCAGCAATCAAGGAGGCGGTCGCTGCGGCCGTCGCCGAGGCAACCGAAGGGCTTGAGGCGAAGAACGCCGAATTGCTCACCGAAAAGAAGGACCTGCAGAAGAAGCTCCGCCAGCAGCAGGACATCAAGCCGGAAGACCTGCAGGCGGCCGAGGATGCGCGCGACAAGGCGCTATCCGACCTCGCCGAGGTGCAGAAGCAGGTCAAGGCGCTGACCACAGAGCGCGACAAGGCCGTGAAGGCGCTGGAGACCGAGAATGGCTTCACGCAGCGCCTGCTCATTCAGGACGGCCTCAAGACGGCACTGCTCGCCAATGGCGTGAAGGACGAGGACTTCATCGACAGCCTGACCGCGAAGTTCAGCGGCGGCGCATCGATCAAGGTCGATGGTGACAGCCGCCTCGCAATGTATGGCGACAAGCCGCTTGGCGATTTCATCAAGGAATGGGCTGCGTCCGACACCGGCAAGAAGTTTGTCGCGGCTCCGGGCAATAGCGGCGGCGGCGCTGGTGGTGGCGGTCAGGGCGGCGGCGGAAAGACCGTCACGCGCCAGCAATGGGACGGGATGGACCATGGCGCGCGGGCTGCTTTCGCCAAGGACGGGGGCAAGGTCGTCGACGCGGCGGCTTGACATTACAGCACGGTTATGAAATCCATCGGGGTGTGAGCGGGTTGCGCCTGCTCCACCTCCGGTTGCGCCGGGCCCGCAATAGTTGGTTGCGCCGACTGCGGTTTTCCCAGGATCACACGCAATCGGAGCGCCCATCATGGCCGTCAACACCATTACCGACCTGATTCCTGACCTTTACAACGCGCTTGATGTCGTGTCGCGCGAACTGGTCGGCTTCATTCCCGCCGTGTCATCTGACCTGACCTTTGAGCGCGCTGCCGTAGGGCAGACTGTGCGCTCACCCGTCGCGCCAGCTTCGACGGCTTCCGACATCACGCCCGCTGTGACGCCGCCCGACGATGGCGAGCAGACCATCGGCAACGTCGATATGACGATTCAGAAAGCCCGTCGGGTGCCCGTCCGCTGGAATGGTGAGCAGTCGCTCGGCCTGAACAACAATGGGCCGACGCGCAGCCGCATCATGGTCGATCAGTTTGCGCAGGCTATGCGCACGCTCTGCAATGAGGTTGAGGGCGATCTGGCCGCGCTGCACATCGCAGCTTCCCGCGCATACGGCACCGCCGCACAGACGCCATTCGGCACCGCTGGCGATTTCAGCGACGCTTCCAACGTGCTGAAAATCCTTAAGGACAACGGCAACGCATCCGACGCGCAACTTGTGATCGATACGACCGCCGGCGCAAAGCTGCTTGGTCTCCAGTCGCGCTACGATATCGCTGGCGACACGATCATGCAGAACCAGGGCATCATCGTGAACAAGGCGGGCCTGATGCTCCGTGAATCGGCAGCTGTCAAAACCAGCACCGCCGGCACGATGTCGGGCGGCACTGTCGCGACCGGTAGCTACGCAGTCGGCGCAACGGTCCTGTCACTCAAGAACGCCACCGGTACGGGCGCTTGCGTCGCTGGCGATGTCATCACCATTGCCGACGATACGAACAAATACGTCGTCGCCTCGGTCTCGCAGGCGGGCGCTAACCCCGCAACGGGCGACACCATCACGCTTGCGGCTCCCGGTCTGCGGAAAGCAATTTCGGGTGAAAAGGTCATCACCGTAATTGCGGCGGCCGCCCGCAACATGGCGTTCACCCGCTCGGCTATCGCCCTCGCCACCCGCGCCCCTGCGCTTCCGGTTGAAGGGGACTCGGCTTCGGATCGCGAGATCGTATCGGACCCTCGTTCGGGCCTGAGCTTCGAAGTGTCGATGTATAAGCAGTATCGACAGGTCCAGTACGAAGTTGCGCTGGCTTGGGGTGTGAAGGCCGTGAAGTCTGAACACATTGCCCTGCTTCTCGGCTGATGAACGGGCGGGGCGAAAGCCCCGCCACTTTACACCCGAAGGAGCGAAACATGTCCCGCGACGCAACCTATCCCGAACCGCACACGGCCGATGTTCATCCCACCGAGGTGGAGAACTATCGCGTCGGTGGCTGGGTGGAGGCCTAAATGGCAAAAGCAGTAGACAACACCGTCCTCGACGCTGCGCTCGACAAGATCGCCACCGCCACGCGCGCGTCGCTGTGCTCCGGCCAGCCTGCGAACTTCGCGGGTATCGCGGCGGTCGCACTGGCGGATGTGACGATCGACAGCGGTGATTTCACAAAGGCCGATGGCGACACCTCGGGCCGCAAGGTGACGGTGGCCGCGCAGTCCGGCGTGACCGTAGACGCGACCGGCACCGGCACGCACATCGCTCTCGATGACGGGACGACGCTGCTCTACGTCACGACCTGCTCGTCCACCGCTGTCACCTCTGGCGGCACGGTCGACCTCGGCGCGTGGGATGTAGAGATCGCCGACCCGAGCTGATCGGGGCTGACGGTGGCTGCGCTAAACGACACCTTCACGGCGGCCGATGGCACGCTGCTGACGGCGCATGCCGCAGACAGCGGTGAAGCGTGGACGGCGCTGACCGGCAATTTCGTTGTTCGCAGCAACCGCATCAGGGCAAACGCCACCACCGTCGTTGTCCAGTCGGAATGGACGCCCGCCGGTGCAGAATACGATGTCGAAGCCGATTTCCACGTTCACACCACGATATCGCAAAGCACCTTCATCGCCGCCCGCATCCAGAGCAGCAATACCTACGTCGTTTTCGGGTGGCTGAACGGCACTGGCTGGACGATAGGCCACACGGTCAGCGGTTCGTTCACGAACAACAATTCCTCGGCGTTTACGCTGGTGGCAGGCACTACCTATCACCTGAGGGTGGAGGTCCGGAACGGCACCAAGCGGCTGTACGTCGATGATGTTCTGACATGTTCGACAACGGCCAACACCATTACCGATGCCGGAAAGGTCGGCTTCCGCAATTCGGGCGGAGCGCCCACCGATTCGACGGGTTATCACTGGGATAATCTGACGGTCACCGATTACGCATCGGCCACGCTCATCATGCCGCAGCTGCCCGATCTGCGGATCTTCCAGCGGTCGACGAAGACCGGCGGGGCGAATGGCAAGGGCGCTGGCACCGTGCCGGTGCCTGTCACCGTCAATGCCCCGATCACGTCCAGCGTCAAATACCGGCTGCGCGACGCGGAGACGGGCGGCAATCCGGTGGTGCAGGATTGGACCGTTGCCCATAGCGGCGCGCTTTCGGTGGGTGCGGCAACGATCAGCTGCCCGGATGTTCCGGCGGGCACGGGGTGGTATTATCTCGACCTGATGCCGGATGACGACACCGGCCAGATCGTGCTTGGCACGACCCGGATCATGGTCGGGCGGATTATCTCGCTGCAAGGGCAGAGCCAGGCCGCGCGCCAGTTCGGCAAGATGCCTGCATATACGGGCACGAACGCCAGCCTTGGCGTGACGATCAGCCCCTATTGCTCGATCTATGCGCGGTGCGGCGAAACCGGCATCAGCGTCACGTCGCCCGCATGGGAGGCACCGGCGGACGGCGGCAATTGGGGCAGCACCTTCGCCTCGGAATTCCTGCGGCGACAGGTGGCCGCGTCCGGCGTCAACTGCGCCATGACCGGCCATTCGCAAGGATCGACCGCGACGGGAGACTGGCTGCCGGACACCACGCTGAACAACCAGCTGCGCGGCGTGTGGGATGCTGTCGGCGGCTTTGAGACGTGGATGATCCACCAGGGTGGCAATGACGCCGGGGATGGCGTCAGCCAGGCCACGTTCGAAAGCAATCTGGATGCGATCGTGGCGGATGCCGCCGCACATAATGCGGTGCTTGGCTCCGCATTCGACACCATCGTCTGCGCGATGGCCACCCGGACATCGGGTGCGGCGGGAACGATCGCGCAAATCCATGAGATACGCCGCGCGGGCAGGAACTGGGCGACCGTCAACGGCGGTCAATATGTCGAGCCGCATGACGTGACGCTTGAAGATGCCGTGCATCAGGGGCAGCCAGGCAATATCACGCTGGCACATCATTTCCACCGTGCGGCACTGCCGGGCCTGGGCCTGTCGGGTAGCAACGAGGGACCGGCGATCACGGGCGCACGGCGTGCGCCAGGCAGCACGGATATCGTGCTGTCGGTGGCATTGCCCAGCGGTGCAAGCGCGCTGGTGGCGGTCGGATCGCCCGCGCCGCGCTTTGTGGTGTATCCGGAAGGCGGGCTTAGCGGTGCGCTGTCGCTGGACGGATCGACGCCGATCACGGTCGGCACCGATACGATCACACTGAAGCTGGCGAGCGATCCCGGCAATGTCGTCGTGGACGTATATGCGCTGGGTCATCCTGACCCCAGTGGGACGACGGCCGATCAGAACATGATCTATGACGATCATGTCGACGGCGACGGCATCACGAACGGGCGGCAGATCGCACCGACGATCGATGCGGTGGCGGCTGTCCTGGCTTATTCCGTCAGCCCCGACAGCACATCGCACGGCCACTCGGCAACCTCGCCGACGATTTCGGCACACCAATCGACGGCGGTAAATTCAGCCACCCACGGTCACGCTGCCGAAACGCCCTCCATCGCGGCGCACAGTCCTGTAAGCGCAGACGGGGCGAACCACGATCACGCCTCGACCAGCCCGGCAATCACGGCCCACAGCCCGGTTGCGGTCAACGATGCGGCGCATTCCCACAGCGCGGATGCTCCTGCGGTCGCCGGGAACAGCCCTGTCAGCGCCGATGACGCGGCGCATGGCCACGCATCAACCGCGCCCGCGATTGCCGCCCACACGCCCGTTTCCGTCGACGAGGCGGGCCATGCACATTCGGCGGACCAGCCCTCCATCATCGTCGGCGGGTCTCTGGCGGTCGACAGTGCATCGCACGGACATGCGGCGGCCAGCCCAGGCGTCACCGCGCACACGGGCATCGCGGCCGCCGATGCAAGCCACGGCCATGTTGCAGACACCCCTTCGATTGTCGCGCACTCGCCGGTCGCGGTGGACAGTGCGGCGCATGACCATTCAGCCGCGCAGCCGTCGATAGATGTGGGCATCAGCGCTTCCGTTGACGATGCAGCACATGACCATGCTGCCGGTGCGCCTGCGGTCACCGCGCACAGCCCCGTCACCGTCGACAATGTGATCCACCTTCATTCGGCCGCCTCGCCAGCCATCAGCGGCGGCGATCACGACACCTATCCGCTGGCAGGCCGGGCGCAGGGTTTCCCGCTGGCCGGAGTTCAGCAGTCCTACCCATTGAGGAGCGCGGCATGAGCCTTGATGTCGAAACTGGCACCGGATCGGCCACGGCCGAAAGCTATGCGTCGGTGGCCGATGCCGACACGCGCCTTTCCGCGCTGGGCCTGACCAATTGGGCCACGCTCTCCACGGCGGAGAAGGAGGAAGCGCTCCGGCGCGCGACCGTTCACATGATCCGCGCCTATCGCAACCGCTGGCGTGGAACTCGCATCAACAGCACGCAGGCGCTCGACTGGCCGCGATATGAGGTTTGCGTCGACGGCTATCCGGTCGACAGCGACATAGTGCCTGCGGACATCCGCAACGCCTGCATCGACCTTGCCTTGAAGGCGGCGGCCGGAGACCTTGCGCCCGACATCGAGCGCGCCGTGATCCGGGAGAAGGTCGGCCCGATCGAAACCGAATACAGCGCCCATGCCCATCAGGCGACGCAGTATCGCGCGATCGACATGATGCTCGCCCCATACCTCAAGGGATCGTCCGCGATGATGAGGCTGGTGCGCGCATGACCGTCTATACCGCAATGAGGCAGCGGGCGGCCGCGTCGATCCAGGACAAGGGCGCGGCTGTCACCGTCACCTATCGCACTGCCGGCGCATATGATCCGGCGACCGGAACCTCCGCGATTACCACCGCGACTGAAGATGGTTACGGAGTCGTCCTGCCGTTCTCGACCGGCCTGCGGAAGATGGCGGGCACCAATATCCAGATGGGCGACATGCAATTGCTGCTCGCCACGCTTGCGGCTGACGGCGAGGCCCTGACTGCTCCGAACGTGGACGACACCGTTCTGATCGGCAGCAAGACCTATACGATCATCGACATTGCGCCGCTCGCACCCGACGGCACGGACCTGCTCTACACCTGCACGATCCGGGGGACGGAATGACCTTCGCCCTTGACCTCCAGAAGTTTGCCGAAAAGGCCAAGGCGAAAGCCGATGATGCGGTCGGCGGGATCGTTGTGCGTGTCGCCGCCGAACTCGATCGCCGCTCGCCTGTCGGGGATGCGACGTTCTGGAAGTCGCCGCCGCCCAAAGGATATGTCGGGGGGCATTTCCGGGCGAACTGGCGGCTCGGGGTCGACGTCATGCCACAAGGGGAAGTGGCGGGCGTCGACCCGACGGGCGGGCGCACGCAAGGCGCGATCATTGCCGGGATACCGGAGCAGTCGGCGGGCAAGGTCTACTATCTCGTGAACAACGCGCCCTATGCGCTCCGGATCGAAGATGGCCGGTCGAGGCAAGCGCCAACCGGCCTTGTCGGTCTGACCGCGATGCAATTCCAGAAGATCGTCGACGACGCGGTGGAGGCGCTGCCGGAATGAGCATTGTCCATGTCCGCGCTGCTCTGGAATCGGCTCTTGCGGCAATGACGCCCGCCATGGCGTCAGCATGGGAAAACACGCCCTATGCGCCCGTATCCGGGACGCCATATCAGCGCGTCTACCTGCTCACCGCAGAACCGGAAAACATCGAATGGGGGCCGTCGCACACCGAGCGCGGCTATCTTCAGGTGTCGCTTGCCTATCCGCTCGACGCAGGCCCATCGGCAGCCGCCACGCGCGCCGAACTGATACGAGCCACATTCTATCGCGGCCGCTCCTTCACGTCCGGGGGCGTCACCGTGGTTGTCGAACGGACGCCGGAAATCGCCTCGGGCCGCATCGAGGACGATCGCTATGTCGTGCCGGTTAAGGTGCGATTCTACGCCATCATAAGGAGCTGAGCCATGACCGACGCACAGGGTCTTTACAAGCAACTCACCTACAAGAAGCAGTCGGGCAAGGGCACGGCTGCATCCGGTTCCGGCGGGCAGTTGCTCCGCCGCGAGACGGCAACCTTCAATCTCCAGAAGGACACCTATTCGTCCAACGAGATCACCTCCCACCAGCAGTATACCGGCGACAAGCATGGTATCGGCCGGGTGAGCGGCACCATCAACGGCCTGCTTTCCGGCGCGACCTATGCGGAGTTCATGGCGGCGGTTCTCCGCCGGGCGTTCGCAGCCACCTCGTCGATCACCAGCCTTTCGCTCACCATCGCGGCGGGTTCCGGTTCAAGCTGGACGATCACGCGCGCCTCGGGCGACTTCCTGACCGGCGGGATCAAGATCGGCGATGTTGTCCGGCTTGCGGGTGGCTCACTCGACCCGGCCAACGTCGGCAAGAACCTGGTCGTCACCGGCGTGACGGCGACGGTCCTGACCGTGCTGGTGATGAACGAAAGCTCGCTCACCGCCGAAGGTCCGATTGCGTCCTGCACGGTCAGCGTACCAGGAAAGAAGACGCTCGCGCCGACGAGCAGCCACACCAACGACTATTTCACCGTCGAGGAATGGCACAGCGACCTGTCCCGCTCGCACCTCTATACCGATGTGCAGGTGGGCCGGATCGACGTGGGCCTGCCCGCCACCGGCAACGCGACCATGCAGCTTTCGCTCATGGGTCTTGCGCGGACCAAGTCGGGGTCGCAGGTGCTCACCACGCCGACCGCCGAAACCACCTCGGAGATCCTCACCGCCGTCAATGGCATCGCGTTGTTCGCCGGCACGCGTCAGCTTGCCATCACGTCCGCAAACATCAGCATCGACGGGCAGATGAACTTCGGCGAGGCGGTCGTCGGGTCGAACGCGATCAGCGACATGACCAAGGGCGACATCAAGGTCAGCGGCTCGTTCACGGCCGTGTTCCAGGACGACACGATCAGCGATTATCTCGACAGCGAAAACGCGACTTCGCTGGTGCTGATCCTGGCGGAGAACGACGACGCCGATGCGGAGTTCGTCACCTTCTCGATGTCGCGGGTCAAGGTGCTGACCGACGACAAGGACGACGGCAAGAAGCAGATCATCCAGACCTTCAACTTCACCGCCGAGATCAACGGCGCTGGCGGGGCCGCACTCGCCAACGACCAGACGATCCTCACCATTCAGGATAGCCTCGTCGCCTGACGCGGCTGAACACTTCCCCCTGGCACCCTTCCCGCCAGGGGGAAACGAGGGAAGGAAGACCATGACCACCAAGAAAGCAGGCTTCGACCTGTCCAGCATCGCGCTCAGTGACGCTGCGACCGAGATCGAACTGACGCATCCGATCACGAGCGAACGGCTCGGCATATTCGTGTCCGTCTACGGCAAGCACTCGTCGGCGTTTCAGGATTACACCCGGCGCAAGGCGAACGAGAGCCTGAAGCGGATGGCGGCACAGCGTCGCCGCGGCAAGGACGAGGAGCCTCCGACGGTCGAACAGATCGAATCCGATGCGGTCGACCTGCTTGTCGCCTGCACCGCCGGTTGGCGCGGGATGGTTCTCGATGGGGCCGAGCTTGCCTTCAGCGCGGAGGCCGCGCGCAAGCTCTATCTCGACAAGCGCTTTCCCTTCATCCGCGAACAGGTTGACGAGGCGGTCGGCGACACCCAGGCTTTTTTGAAGGGCTGATCGCCGATTTCGAGCGGTTCGCGATCAGCCATTTCGAACTGGCCGCGCCACAGGATGACGGCCGCACGCTACTGGATCATCTGAACGCGGCATGGCGCAAGACCGGCGAGGTGCCCAGGCGTCTCGCCGACGCTCCCGCGCTTCCCGACGGCCTTGAGGCGCTGTGGGAGGATTTTGCCGAACTGTCGGCCTCGCGCGGCTCGACCGGCATGGGCCCGATGCGGATCACCTATCTGGACATCGACGCCTATATGCGCGTCACCCGCCGCCGGTTCGATCCGTGGGAGCTTGAGGCGATCCGGCGGGCGGATCATGCCTTTCTCGCCGACTGGGGCGCGCGGGTGAAGCGTGATTGACCCCGCCGCGTCTTTCGCATAACGTCTTGGGCGATTGAGGTTGCGCCTCTTTCGCCTCCGGCTGAGCCGGGACATTGCCTGATCGGTTGCGCTGATCGGCCTCGTTCCTCTCCCGTCGCCGGTGGCCGATGACTGACCTTGCATCCCTTGCCCTGAGAATCGACAGCACGGAAGTTGCTTCCGGCGCTGCGTCGCTGGACAAGCTGACGGCTGCGGGCACGCGCGCGGAAGGCGCGGTCGACCGGCTGGGCGACAGCACGGCGCAGGCGGGACGGCAGATCAGGACCGGATCGCAGGCCGCCGCTGATTTCGCGGCCAGTGCCCAGCGACAGGCCGAACAGATCAGGCGCTTCGGCTCTGCGTCGCTCGACATGGGTAAGAACACCGGACTTGCGGCGCATCACGTTCAGAACCTCGCATTTCAGTTTCAGGATGTCGCGCAAGGGCTGCTCACCGGGCAACGTCCCTTGACCGTCTTCCTCCAACAGGGCGCGCAGATCGGCGGGATCATGCAGCAGGCCAGCCTCGGCGTCGGCGGATTGACGCGCGCGCTGCTCGGCATGGCCGGTGCTGCTGCGGCCGCCGTGCTGACCAATCCTGTTTTGCTCGCGCTCGCCGCAGCCGCAGGGACCGCCTATGGCGCGTTCAAGCTGTTCCAATCGTCGATCGACGACAGCGGCGTGCTCACGGACTATGCCAACAGCCTCGGCCTCACCGCGAAGGAAATGAAGGAACTTGAGAATGTCACCGTCACGGCGGGCGACGTGTTCAAGGGCCTGTGGAAAACCATCGACGACGGCCTTGGGCTTTCGACCGTCTTCTCATCCATCAAGGAATGGGCGGTCGATGCGTTCACCACATGGCTCGACTTCAACAAGACGCTCTGGTCCAGCGTCTACGGCTTGGCTGTCGGCAGCTTTGAGGCGGTAAAGAACGTCTGGAACCGCTTCCCGGCGATCATGGGCGATTTGTTCGCGCAGGCAGCGAACAAGGCCATCGACGGCATGAACTGGATGATCGAGAAGGCCATAGCGGGCATCAACACGCTTGCGAGCCGCGCGAACGCCCTCATCGGTCAGGATATCTTCGGGCAACTGGGCGAGTTCCGGATCGACAATATCGCCAATCCCAATCAGGGCATGGCGGCAAGGACCATCGCGGACAATATGGCGGCGGTTGCTGCGCGCACCCGTGAGGCGCGCGGGGCCATGGACAGCTTCACCGACAGCCTCGGCAAGAATGTCATCGCGGCGGCCAAGACCCGCATCTCGGCGCAGGCGGCCGAAATCCTCGCCGATCGCACGGAGAAGGCGGCTAAGGCGGCGAAGGAAGCGGCGGATCGCCACCGCGAGTTCGAGCAGGCGATGGCCGGGGTTCTGCGGGAAATCCGTCAGGCTCAGTCTGAGTTCGAAGCGCTTCAGGACAAGTACGATCCTTTGACCGCTTCTGCGCGCCGGTATCGCGAGGAGCTGGATAAGATCAGTCGCGCGGTTGGCAATAAGCTCCTATCGGATGCGGACGCCGAAGTTTGGAAGCGCAAGGCCCTCATCGACTCCGTTGCGAACGATATAGATTCGCTGAGCAAGGAAGCTGCGGCCGAGATGGGTTTCGGCCTCAAGAACGCCGCCAAGAACGCCAAGGAAGAACTGCTCGACGGCGTGCGCGGGATCGTAAACGCGCTCGATCAGCTTGGCGATGCCGGACGGACGCTCGCCGACATCGGGGCCGTGCTTGAAGGATTCGCCGGGGGCGATTTCTCGGGTGCTCGCGGCCCGCTGGGGGGCTTGTTCGCCCTCATCGGCAAGGCGGGCGGCAAGGATACGTTCAAGCCGCTGACCGACAAGCTGGACGACATTTTCGGCGGCGAGAACGGGCAGTTCGCCAAGACGATGAAAGACCTTCTCGGCGGCGCGGGCATCGGCCTCGCTTCCGGCATGATCGCCAACGGCGGCCAGAATAGCGCCCTCGGCTCGTCCATTGGCGGGGCGCTGGGGCAGACGCTGGGCAAGGAGCTGCTCGGTCCCATGATGGGCAAGCTGGGCGGGGCCATTGCAGGTCCGCTCGGCTCGATCGCGGGCGGCATCATCGGCGGCGCGATCGGCGGCGCGTTCAAAAAGACGAAATGGGGCCGGGTCGACCTGACGGCGGGCGGCTATGACGTTGCCGGAAACAGCGGCAAGGCGAAGGCGAACGCAGTCACCGCGGGCGACAGCTTCACGGAAGGGCTGGCGGGCATCGCCGAGCAGTTCGGCGGCACCGTCGGCGACTTCGGCCGCATCTCGCTCGGGCAGCGTCATGGCGACTGGCGCGTCAATGCCGGCGGCACCAGCCTGAAGATCAAAAAGGGCGCGGTCGAGTTCGACGAGGATGCCGAGGGCGCGGTTGCCTATGCGATGAAGCTGGCGATCGAGCGCGGCGCGATCCAGGGCATCCGCAATTCCACCAACGCGCTGCTTCGCGCCGGCTCCGACATTCAGGTGCAGTTGCAGAAGGCGCTCCAGTTCGAGGGCGTGTTCTCCGACCTGAAGGCGCGGCTCGATCCGACCGGTGCGGCGCTGGACGACCTGACAAAGAGGTTCGACGGCCTGCGGACGATCTTCAAGGAGGCCGGCGCGACGACGGCTGAATATGCGCAGCTTGAGCAACTGCTCGCCCTCCAGCGCAAGGACATTCTCGACCAGGCCGCAGCGGAAGCGCTCGACAAGCTGAACGAGCGCCGGGCGCTGGAGGTTCGGTTGCTTGAGGCGCAGGGCAATGCGACTGCGGCCGCAGCCCTCGCGCGCCAGATCGAGCTTTCGCAGACGAAGGACGAACTGAAAGACCTGATGCGCCGGGTCCACGCGGCGGAGGTTGCAGCGGAGGCACAGGAAAAGGCCGCAGCCGCCCTTGAGGAGGTTCGGTCGCGCTTCCGTGCGTTCACGGACGACCTGATCGCCTTCCGTGACGAGCTTTCCGGGGCCTCGTCCGGCACGCTCACCTATCGGCAGGCGATGGTGAAGCTGATGACCACCGGCGGGCTTGCGGCGGCGGGCGACGAGACGGCGCTCGGCTCGCTCTCCGGCATCGGGCGGGACTTCCTGTCGCTTGCCAAGGACCGGGCTTCATCGGCGGCGCAATATGCGCGCGACATCGCCATGGTGCGCGAGTACGTCGACAAGGCGATTGCGGTCAGCCAGGGCGTGTCCGGCATCACCTCCGCAACGGTCGGCGGCGTCGGAGCAATCGCCGCGCCATCGCTCGTCAGTGCCGGGCAGACGAACGCCGATCTTCTCGCCGAAGTGAAGGCGATGCGCTCCGAACTCAAGGCGCTGATGCTTCAGGAGGTGTCGAACAGCGGCGGCATCAAGCGCGTGCTCGACCGCGCCGACGGCGGCGATTACCTGCGCATCGGCAATGACAGCGACACGCCGGTCTATACGGAGGCCGCGCCGTGAAGATCATCCGGCCAGCCACCATCGAAGCCGCCGACCTGACGAGCAGCGTCTACGAGACCGCGCCGACCGCCTACAATGGCGGCACGACCTATGCGCTCGACGATGTGGTGGGCGTCACCTCGGGCACGGTGGTGAGCGTCTATCAGTCGCTTCAGAACGGCAACACCGGCAACACCCCTGCATCCTCGCCCCTGTGGTGGGTGCTGATCGGCACGACTTACACGTCCTATAACGCAGGCACGAGCTATGCGGACGGCGATGTCGTTCTCGATCCGACGACGCACCATGAGTTCGAGAGCCTCGTCGGGAGCAATGTCGGAAACGCGCTCACCGACACGACCAAATGGCTGGACCTCGGCTATTCCAATCGCTGGCGCATGTTCGACACGTTGAACGGCAGCACGACGAGCAATCCGGAAAGCATCGAAGTCGCGGTCGATATTACCGGTCGCGCCGATAGTGTCGCGCTGCTCGGCCTGTCGGGTGTGTCGGTACAGATCAAGTCCGAAACGGTAGCGGATGGCGTGATCTATGATGAGACCTATGGCCTCGTCTTCGACAGCGGCATCGCCAACTGGTATGATTATTTCTTCGAGGCGATCCAGCGCAAGACCGACCTCGTTGTTACCGACCTGCCGATCATCGGCAACCCGACGATAACGGTGATCGTGACGCAGCCCGACGGCACCGCGACGGTGGGCACTTGCGTTATAGGCCAGTCGCGCGCGGTCGGCGGCACGATGTACGGCGCAAAGACCAGCATCCTCGACTACAGCCGCAAGACCGCTGACGAGTTCGGCAACTACACCATCGTCGAGCGGGCATTCTCCAAGCGCGCCGAGTTCAAGGTGGTTGTCGAGGCGGCGAAGGTCGACGCCGTTCATTCGATGCTTGCCGAATATCGCGCCACGCCGATCGTCTACGTCGGCACCGACGATTACGCGTCGACATGGGCGTTCGGCTTCTACCGCGACTTCGCTCTTGAGGTCGCCCACCGCGACCAATCCTATCTCTCCATCCAGATTGAGGGCCTCACATGACGCTGCCGACGATTTCCACCATGCCGACGCCGCCCGCCCGGACGGACGAGCCGGAAACCTTCATCACGCGGGCCGACGCCTTCATCGCCGCGTTCCCGACGCTCGTGTCGGAACTCAACGATTTCATCGTCGAAGTGCAGGCAGTCGCGGCGGCGCTTGGCGTATCGAGCGCGGACGATGAACTCGCCGCAATCGCCGGGTTGGTGTCCGCAGCAGACAAGCTGCCCTATTTCACCGGCTCGGGCACGGCGGCGCTTGCCGACCTGACATCATTCGTCCGCACGTTGCTGGACGACGCGGACGCAGCGGCCTTTCTCACGACGCTCGGCATCGCCCGACACAATCAGGTGGTTGTGGACAGTAGCGGCAATGTCATTGCAGGAACCGCGACTAGCTCTAATCATCGGTTTCACAAAAATGTCTCTCAGGGTGAGGGGATTCTCGACGTAGATAATGGCGTCAGCGGCGCGTTCTTCTTCTCTCATACATCCGGCGGTCAATCGTCGGCCGCCACCGCTCTCGCCATAGGCAGAAACTCTACCACATCAAGATCAATCAATGCCGGTGGCACTATCAACGCATCGGGCGCGGACTATGCCGAATACTTAAAAAAGGCTCCGGACTGCGGCACCATTCCCGCCGGGCAGGTCTGCGGCATCAATGCTGATGGCGAGTTGGTCGACCAGTTCGATCTGGCGCACAGCTTCGTGATCAAATCAACCGATCCCGCCTATGTCGGCGGCGACACCTGGGGCAGCGAGGAACTGATCGGTGCCAAGCCGGTCGCGCCGACGCCTGTAGATGATGGCGAAGGCGGCGAGGCGGTCGATCCTGCCGAGCAAGCGCAATTCGAGATTGAACTGGCGGCATGGGAAGCGGCGCTTGAGGCGGAGCGGGTGAAATATGACCGCATCGCCTTTTCAGGCCAGGTGCCGGCCAATCACATCGGCGCGGCCGTGGGCGAATATCTGATCGCCATCCGCAACCCTGATGGGTCGATCGGCACCGAGGCCAAGACGCTCGCCGATATGAGCATGGCCGAATATGCGGCAGCCGTCGGCAAGGTCTGGAAAATTCTCAACGATGGGCGCGCCTGGGTGGCCGTGAAGGTTGGCTAGGAGGAATTATGAACGGATCGCTCAAGAACTGGCTCAAACACGCGGCGCTCGCGCTCATCATGATGCTTGTGTTCGGCCTCATCTTCGGATCGCCCGTCGTCGGCGCTGTGATCGCCACCGCCATATTCTGGGCAAAGGAGGCGGGCGAGAAATCCAAGCAGCTCGACGGCCGCCCGGAAGGCTGGCGCGCCGTGCTGTCGGACCTGAACCCGTTCGGCCCGCGCTGGAAGAAAGACGATCGGCTGGACCTGGCGTTTCCGGTCGCCGCCGTCTGGCTGGCGGTGGCGCTGCTGCCGGCGTCTGCCCATGCCGCCAGCTATCAGGCGTCCACTGCCGCCGAGGTGAGGGCGCTGCTGCCGAAGCTTGCTGACGGCGATGTGGTGGAGCTGGGCGACGCGCCGATGGGCGCGGTGCGCTGGGGCGGGCTGAAGGCCGTGACGATCAAGGGCGGCGTGTTCGACCAGATCACTCTCGACAAGCCGCAGGGGCCGACCTTCGACGGCTTGCGGGTGACGATGCCCGCCACGGCCGCGACGCCTGCCTATCAGCGCGCGGTGCAGCTTTATGGCGGCCATGCCACCATCCGCAATTTCGAGATTTCGGCCAGCGCCTATGACCTGGCGCAGCCGCGCAAGGGCGTGGGCCTGATGTTCGATGGCCGGGCCGGGGCCAATGGCCAGATCACCGTCGAGGATGGCGTGCTGCACAATCTGGACCAGGGCCTTGGCTGGCTGGAGCAGCCGGTGGGCGTGACGGTGCGCAACGTCACGGTCCGCGACTTGTCGACCGATGGAATCCAGTTCGGCGGCGCAAACAATGTGCTGATCGAGAATTTCACCTGCGGGGCGCGGGTGGCGACCTATGCCGGCGCGCACCCCGACTGCATCCAGATCGCGTCGAGCGGCGGGCCGGTGAACAACCTCACCATCCGCAATGTCGCGATCGATGGGTGGCGAGCGACGCAAGGCGTGTTCCTGGTCAACAATCCGACCGCGCGCGGGCGCAACTGGACGATCAGCGGCGTGCGCATGCTGGGCTATTTCTATCGCGGCCTCACAATCATGAACGCCGATGATGTGAAGATCAGCGACGTGGTGCTGACGACGCCGATCAACGCCGTCCATTTCTCGATGCTGACGCTCGATAATGTCGACGGGGCCGAGATCCGCGACACCATTGCCTGCAGCCACGCGCGCAACAATGTGACGGGCCTTGTCGAGAGCGGCCGGGTGACGATCCCGTGCCGCAAGCCCGCCGCCTATGTCGGGGTCGGCGTCGGCGGCAATGGCGCGGCGCTGCCCGACACCTCGGCGCTGGATGCGACGATCGCCGTGCTGAAGGCGGAGGTGGACCGGCAGGGGCAGGTGATCACGGCCGTTCGCGCCGCGGTGGAATGAGGGGGAATCGGCGTGAACGTATCGGACTTTATGTATGCTCTTTTCGGCGGGCTCATCATCTGCGGCGCGAAGCTGGGCTATCTGCTGTTCGGCATATCCAGCGAGCCGCCGGAAGACCCGCTCGCACTGAAATCATGGGAGCGCAAGCGGCGCTGGCTGGTCATCTCGGAACTGGCCGCCCTGCCGGCCTTCGCCGCCATCGCCGTTCTTGCCGGACGGCTGCGGCACTGGCCGGTCGAGGGCGTGGTCGCCCTGTCGATGGTGCTGGGCGCGCTGGGCTTTGCCTTCTTCCTCGACGCAGTGCGAACGCTGGTGAGCCGCCGTCTGAACATCGGAGGCGGAAATGGCTGAGTTTCTCATCATCATAGTGCTGGCGTCGGTTGCCCTGTCGGTGGGCGCATTTGGCGTCGCGTCCAAGCACGGCCGGGACTGCGTGCGCCACATCTCCGAAAGCTGCCGCGATGAAGACCGCTGACATCCAGAGGCGGCTTGGCGTCGCTCCGGACGGAATATGGGGGCCGGTGACGTGGGCCGCGCTTTTCACCTTCTGCGGTTGCAAGGACGCGCGGAGAGCCAAGGACCTGGGCTTCGGAGCGAACGCCTATCTGCTCGGGTTCGACATCTCCACACCGCTGCGGATCGCGCATTTCATGGCACAGGCAGCGCATGAAACCGGCGGCTTTCGATGGCTTGAAGAGATATGGGGGCCGACGCTCGCGCAGATGCGATACGAGGGCCGCCGCGACCTCGGCAACGTCAAGCCGGGCGATGGGCAGCGGTTCAAGGGTCGCGGCATCTTCCAACTGACGGGGCGCGGCAACTATGAGGATTATGGCAAGACGCTCGGGCTCGACCTGATCGCGCACCCCTATCTTGCCGCCGATCCGGGCAATTCGGTCTTGATCGCCGGCAGCTATTGGAAGCGCAAAGGGCTGAATGCGCTCGCCGACGCCGATAATTGCGAGAAGATCACCCGAGCGATCAACGGCGGTCTGAACGGCTTTCCCGAGCGGCTGGCCTATGTCGAACGGCTGAAGGGCCTGCTGCTGTGATCGGTGCGCTCGCCGGCCTCGCCGCGCGCTTCTGGTTCGCCTTTCCGATCATCGGCCTGGGCATTGCCCTGCTCATCACGCGGGGCACGCTGGCCGACGTGAAGGACGAACTTCACAAGCTCCAGCAAGAGACGGCGCAAGTGCTGCTCGTGATCCGGGAAGTCGCGGACAATCCCCGGCTGAAATGGGTCGACGCCGGAAAGCAGGTGCGCGCTGTCGGCGATGCGCGGGACCAGTGGAAACGCACGTCCGATGCGCAGACCGCAGCCGTCGAAGCGATGGAGGCCGAAACTGCCCGGATGCGCAAGGTTGCCGAAGCCCGGCAGCGCGAGATCGCATCGCTTGTCCGGCAGCGCGATCGGCTTGCGACTGAACTTGCATCGAACCGCGCCACCAACCGCCTACAGGCACAAGAGGAACTGCGCCATGTTGAAGAAGCTCTCGATAGCGTTTTCGCTGCTGGCCTGTAGCTGCGGCGGTCCCGTCGTGAAGGAAAAGGTCAGCGTCGCCAAGGTGCCGGTCGTCGCCAAGTGCACGGCGGATCGCCCAGAGCGGCCACAGCGCCTGTCAGCCGCGTTTTCGGATGCGGAGTGGCAAAGCCTCGCCCCGCGCGCAAAAGCCTCTCAGGTGGCAGCGCAGGGCCTCAGGTGGCAGAACTACGGGGAGCAGATGGACGCGGCGACGGCGGGGTGTCCTTAGGCGTTACGTTTCGAACGATTAATTAATTCCTGAAACCGCAACGTCCGCCGCTGGATCGGTCATCTGACACACATTATCTCAAAAAGTGCGAGAAATCCGGCAAATATGCTCACGACCGCCAACGCGGATGCAAAGTAATATACCACCGCTTTTGGCATCACGCCTTCCGCTCGCCTAGAGTCTCGACGTATCACTATCATAGAAGCTAAGCTGATCGCGACATACTCGCAGCGCCTCTTCGGCCTTGGCGGCGCGTGCTTCTGCTGCGAGCTTTTGCGACAGGAACATATCGAGCTGGTCTTTGTAGGTGGCGGCCAGTGCCTGCGCGTTTCCCATCTGCCTGTGGAGTTCGTTGAAGGCTGCTGTTCGGCTCTCCACCTCTGCCTTTAGTTCCTTGATGGTGGCGGCTGCTTTATAACGCAACTCCATAGTGTGCGCGAAAATCGCGCCAGCGGCCAATTCAAAGTCCAGTTTCCCCAATGGATTATTGTTATAATCTGCATATTGTGGGAGTTCATTCCACGACTTCTCCGTTATCTGAGAAGCAATTGTCTTAGCCCATTTCTGCTTGATATCATCCTTCAAGGACACTGCTCCTAATTCCTCAACCAGATCATCCGCTTTATCTGAGTGGGTGGTCATGGGTGGCTCGCCGCGCTCAGCAAGAGAAGGCGCAGGGTAGGAATACGTGGTGCACTCGCCAAAGTGTTGGATGCCGTCCATGTCGCATTTCGGACAACTCATCTACCCATCCTCCCACATGGCTGTGATGGCTGCTGTATCAACAATCCATCCATTCCCGCCGCAGCGGGTGCATTCGGTGTGACAAGCATCCTCATCGGCCCCATCAGGGTAGCCACCTTCACCTTCACATTGCGGACACACCATGACGGCCCTCTCCACCGTCGCCTCGTCTGCTTGGTGGTGGGCGAGGCGATGCTTGGCAGCTTCATGTGCCATCCGGCTTACGTCGCGGTCGTAGCCCCCGCCTGTCCCGCGCCGGAACATCTCGGCGAAGGCAATATCAGCCTCCGTCACCTTCACTTCTGTGGTCATGCGTCCGGTCCTTTCGGTGGGGATGGGAGTGGGCGGAAGTGGGTGGGGGCATCACCCTCAACCTGCGCCCATTGCGAGCGCTCGTTCGTGCCGCTGTAATACCAGCGTTTCAGGGTCACATCGTATCGCCCCATGCGAATCCACCGCTTTTCGTCGTGAGCGCAGAAGATGTGAGGTTGATACGGGCCGGGATGATCCGACTGGTATTCCTCTATCGGCCTCCAGACATTCTCAGCCTCAAGCTCTGCCAGCTTCTGAAGGGATTTGGCGTGGGCAATGATGCTGCGCGAGATCGCGCTGCGTTGGCCCGACCGAAGAATTGAGAACGGCGGAGCAATATTCGACCACGGTAGCGGCGGGATAGTCCTGCTGCGGGCGGCGTAAAAGTCGTCCACCTTGAAGCCTTTCTGCCGAGTCAGGGAGGTGTGGGGATCTACAGCGTGGAACTTTATCTTCAGGTCCGTCTGGCTTGCGCGGATGGCATGAGCCAACGGGCGGCGGCGAAGCGTTTCAATGTGTCGCGCGATACGGTACGCAAGATGCTGTCGTTTTCATCGCCGCCGGGTTACCGGCGCCAGTCCGTACCGCAGCGCCCGAAGCTGGACGGGTTTGTGGCGATCATTGATGGATGGCTTGAGGGTGACCGCAGTGTCCCGCGCAAGCAACGCCATACGGCGAAGCGGGTATTCGACCGTTTGCGCACCGAGCATGGTTTCACCGGCGGCTATACGATCATCAAGGATTACATCCGGGAGCGCGAACAGCGCAGCCGGGAGATGTTCGTGCCGCTGGCGCACCCTGCGGGAGATGCGCAGGCCGATTTCGGGGAAGCGCTGGTGGAGATCGGCGGGGTGGAGCAGAAGGCCTACTTCTTCGCGCTCGATCTGCCGCACAGTGATGCCTGCTATGTGCGGGCCTATCCGGCGGCGGTGGCGGAGGCCTGGGTGGACGGACACGTGCATGCCTTCGCGTTTTTCGGCGCGGTACCGCGCTCGATCGTCTATGACAACGATCGCTGCCTTGTGGCGAAGATCCTGCCCGACGGCACGCGGCAGCGTGCCACGCTGTTCAGCGCTTTCCTGTCACATTACGTGATCCGCGACCGCTATGCTCGCCCGGGCAAGGGGAACGAGAAAGGCAATGTGGAGGGGCTGGTAGGCTATTGCCGGCGCAACTTCATGGTGCCGATCCCGAAGTTCCCGACCTGGGAGGCGTTCAACCTGTGGCTGGAGGAGCAATGCCGCAAGCGCCAGCAGGACAAGGTGCGCGGGCAGAGCGAGACGATCGGTGAGCGCTTGGAACGCGATCTCGCGGCCATGCAGCCTCTGCCCGCTACACCCTTCGAGGCCTGCGATCAGAAAGGCGGGCGGGTCTCCTCGCAATCCCTGGTGCGCTACAGGACCAACGATTATTCGGTTCCGGTGGCCTGGGGCCATCAGGAGGTCTGGATCAGGGCCTATGTCGATGAGGTGGTGATCGGCTGCCGCAGCGAAGTCATCGCCCGTCATCCTCGTTGCTATGCCCGCGAGGAGGTTGTCTTCGACCCGCTCCATTATCTCCCGCTGATCGAGCAGAAGATCAACGCATTCGACCAGGCTGCGCCTTTGCAGGGCTGGGACCTGCCCGAAGCGTTCACGACACTGCAGCGGTTGATGGAAGGGCGCATGCACAAACATGGCAAGCGCGAATATGTGCAGGTACTGCGCCTGCTGGAAACGTTCACCCTCGCCGATCTCCAGGCGGCGGTCGAACAGGCCATCGATCTTGGCGCCATCGGCTTCGATGCCGTCAAGCACCTCGTCCTGTGCCGGATCGAACGCGTACCGCCCAGGCTGGACCTGGACGTCTATCCCTTCCTGCCACGCACCACGGTCGAGAAGACCTTTGCCAGAGCCTATCTGAGCCTGCTCTCCGACCGGCAGGAGGCCGCATGA